TTTATATCATTACTCGCAGACAAAAAAATATGTCTGATGAAGTATATAAAATAGCTGATAAATTAGAAATACCACGTAACAACATTTATTTTACAGGTGGCGCATTAAAGTATGACACTGTAAGACGATTAAAAATAGCTAAACACTTTGACAATAATCAGAATGAGCTAAACAGAATAAATGAATATGTTCCTGGTGTTGAAACAGTTAAATTTGCTGAAGTAGGTGAACGTGGAGGAATTAAAGCATCTCCTAAAGCACCTAAATCAGATACACCTAATCCAAATCCAAAAGGTGAAGGTACAGCTAAAGGTGATGCAAGTGGTAAACGTGGTGCTGAGGTAAGTGCACAAGATGAAGAAACACTTAAAAATAAAGCATCTGAATTCAATAATAAAGAATCAAATACCAAATATGGTAAAGCGAATGTAGGTGCCTTAAAATCAGTATTTCAACGTGGTTTAGGTGCTTATAACACATCTCGTTCACCTAAAGTACAATCACCATCACAATGGGCATTTGCTAGAGTAAACGCATTTTTATATTTGTTAAAAAATGGTAGACCTCAAAATGATGCTTATACTACAGATTATGATTTACTACCTAAAGGACATCCTAAAGCAGAGTAACTCTATATAAAATAGAAAAAATGAAAGCCCCGCTAATGCGGGGCTCTCTTTATGTGTCAAACGTAATTAACCAGCTGAATAATTCTAAATATAAATGGCAGCTTACATTAGAACTGGTTAACACTAAGTTAAAATATTATTTACAAGTGCTATGTTGCAGTAAAACTTCGAACCCTGGACTTCCATTGTTCAATCCATTAGTTGAACAAATCTAAACCAAGTTGAACAGTTGTATCTGTTCGCGCCTTGTCCATTTGGAACCCTGTTAAACAAATGGGGACGATGCTGAATCTCACAGCGTTATGTTTACTATTACACAGCTATTATTTACAATGTGCTTATGTGCGTTAATAAATATAATAAAATATTTTTAGATTACCAAAATTAGATTTGGTTTACTGAGGGTTCCATCGTATATTTATAACAAACAAATGTAAACACAATGGAAAAAAAGAAACAATTCGCTGATAATAAATTACGTTCAGCAAAAATTAAAGACAAAATGGTAGAAGGTTATGGTAAACCAGTAATCGTATTTGCTTACTTCCCAACAATGGCAGAAGCTAAAAAAGCATTAAATGCAAGCAATGCTATGATTTATAAAGCAGAAAAACGTAGTGGTGTAGTACGTGGATTTAAAGTTATTACAGGGCACGATGTAAGTAAAGGTTTAACTCACTTTAACAATATGCTTGAATTATCTAAATCAGTAAAATAAAATGTTATGGACTTAAGAATTAAACTAGAAGTGACTGAGGAAATAGAAAATTACTATCAGCACGTAGCAGATCAGTTTGAAAAATATCAATCACAACTGAAATCAAATGAATATGCTTTTATAAGCAAATTTCTAACTGGTATGGCAGAATGGGTAAATGAAAAACCATATGTAACACCAGGTCAATTACAAATGTTGGAGAAATTATGTTACCAAATGCATCAACTTGAGATGAAAGCAAAACCCCAACAGAAACCCAAATCTAAATTCTCACTTAAAACTCAACAACCTCCATGGAACGAATAAAAGAATGGATTAAAAAACAGATAGCTAACAACTATGCTTTACAACTATTATTTTGGTATATGTTGTTTTTATTCCTAATTTACAAAGTTAGTCAATGGATATTTTAGAACAACAATGTAGAAAATGTGGTGAAATAAAACCATCAACTGATTTCTATCCTAGATATCATAGAGTAAATCAATTTGAAAAAACTTGTAAAACCTGTAAAGCGAAAATAACGGCGAAAAATAAAAGAAATAAAATACAACGTCAACCTATTTCACCAATACTTGAAACACCAGAAGGTAAAGCTAGAAAATGTACAACGTGTAATGAAGTAAAAACATTAAAACATTTCTATCCAAGTAAAACAGCTAAAGAAGGCTATAGTACTAAATGTGCTGAATGCTTTAGAATGAATTATCGTCAAAACAAAGATAATCAAAATTTAAAGGCACTACAGCGTTACTATGAGAAACAAGGTAAGCCAATGCCTGAAGCAGTAAAACAATATAATAATAGAATAATTGAAGCTAATGGTTTAATACCAGTAAAACCAACAATTAATATTGAAAAATTTACAGCAGCTAAAGAACATTGGCGAGCAGTATTTAATGAACGATTTGATGATATAATGAAATTGCTCAAAGATTATGATGAAGAAAGAGCTGAATCATTAAATTTATTAAAGGACTTTCACGCTAACGTTAGAACCAAATGGACACTTAAACATAAATCAACTGACAAATATGAAGAACACTTCAAAAAATATGGATCAAGCTGCTGGTAAAGAATGGCTTGACACACTAAGACAATTAGATGAAGACATAACTAAACTAGAATCATTATTCAATGAACTAGAACACGACTTCATCCAATTACAAGCTGATTATGCATCAGCAATAGAACAAATAGAATCACTTAAACGACAAATAAAACCATAATGATTAAAATTAACACAGAACATCCAATAGCATATGAATCACCAGATCACATTATGCCTTGGGGTACAATGAGAGACAACAGTACAAATGAAGAATTCATTAACCAAACAGAACAATGGTTTAGTAATAAAAAAATCAATGTACTAGACATTGGTTGCAGTGGTGGGCAAATGATAGTTGATTACCACAACAGAGGGCATTTAGCAATTGGTGTAGAAGGTAGTGATTATAGTGTAAAACACCAACGTGCAAATTGGCCAGCATATCATAATAAGAATTTATTCACTGCTGATGCTACCAAGCCATTTAGCTTTGAATTCATCACAGGTGATCCAATTAAATTTGACCTTATAACAGCTTGGGAATTAATTGAACACATTCACCCAAATGACTTGAATGCGTTGTTTAAAAACATCTATAATAACCTTAATCCCAATGGTATATTCGTTGCTAGTATTAGTACTAACACAGATGTAATTGATGGAGTAGTATTGCACCAAAGTGTATTCCAACAACATCAATGGTATTTTGATATATTAACTGAAACAGCAGCATTTAAAGACACTGACTTAGAATGGTTTGTTTATCCATTTAGTGCAGCAGTAAGAGCAGATGGTGGTTCATTCCACATTGGTGTTAAACACAAAGCATTAGATGGCGAAACTAATAATAACGATAACTAATAATAATATCAGCACAACACATATGAATAACAACATCAATGGTAACTACAACATGAATCAGCACATGTACACAAATGTAGATGAACAATATCATCTAACAATGACAAGACAAATAGCTGAACGACGTGCACATATAGTTTACCAATATGAATTACAACAAGCCAAAGAACGTGCTGAAGCACAAGCACAAAGTGATTTAGTATCATGGGCTGAGTCACGTGACTAATATTAATTTAAAACGCCAATATAAACGTTTAAAACAACTAACTAATGACGAGCACACAAGTAATTGATACAATAAAGCTAGCAGTAGAAATCGGTTTAATTGACCCACAAGCATCAATGTTTGATGATGCATATGATAATGTATGGAGAGAAATGATTGGTGATGATTGGAAAGATAAAGTGTTAATGGCCATATATGAAATGGCTGCTAAGCAAGTACAAATAATGGATATGGCTGGTCCAATACATCCAAATTAGGGTCACCTACATTAATCAATGGTTAACGTTGGGGACGTAAAGAAACATTAAGTGTCAGGGTAACGTGTAAAACCCATCCATTCGCTCACCAACCCTACTCGTGGATATCTATATATACGACCAATTGTAATATGTGGTGCATTGACTATTAATTAAATGGTTGTGCACCACGTTACTTGAGGTGACGCACAACATTATTTGGCGTTGCCAAATTCCTAACTTACCTTTAGGTGTCTACTTGTTAACACTACACAATGTAGTAAAAAATAAATTTGGCTTGGTACAAACCTGGTCGTACCTTTAGGGCCTAAATGTTATGTACTTGAAAGTAAATTTGGTTGCCTCAAAACCTGGTCTTACCTTTATAGTCTCACTCATAGAGAGTAATGTTTCATATTATACTGTTATTTACAATTGTAGCTACGTTTAACCACGTGGCTACTTTTGTACTCATACGACCCCCCTTTAAAATAAAAAAATAGAGAGAAAAAAATAAGTTTGGTTTAGTAAAGTGATTTTCGTATAAAAACGGGAAGTTTATGTGGTTTATAAAATTTTTAAAAATTTCGGCAATACAATCTTTTGCCACACAATCCCATGGGTATATAGGTATATACACACAACAACCAATAGTTAAACAATATGGTTATAATGACATTAACACTCGCATCTGTTCCAACTTTGAAGTATGCAGTGCTATTCATGTCTTTTAAGCCGTAGCCCGTAAGCTATGGCTTTTTTTATTTCATAATATTTATATACAGTAAACACAATTTTTAATGAGCGATTACACTTACACAGTAACATCTACAGCTGCAGGTGATTATGAACCACCTTTTAATCCATTATCACAAGTTACAGAACAACAACTTAAGGAAAACTATTGTTTTATAGTTGCACCTGGTGACGAAGTTATATTTTTTAAATCAGCTGAGATTTGGAAACAAGCAGAAACTATATTGAAGGGATATCAGTATAAAGTATTTTACTGTATGGAGGTATTACGTTTTGTTAGATTAAAAAACACCAAATAATATGTGTATAGGTAATTTCACCGAAGCATTAATTTACGTTTTAACATTTGGCTACGGCAAACCCATTTCTACTTGGGTTGCTCATAAGTTAGGCTATAAGGATTGTGGTTGCGAAAAGCGACGTCAATGGCTAAATAAAATAGGTCGCTGCAATGAGTCCATTGACCTATCTAAACTATGAGTGAAAACGAAAAGCAAAAGTTAATAACATTAATTTACGACATTCACAGTGAATGGCTACACCAAGTAGCTTATAACTTTAGTAATAATAAACATACTGCCCAAGATATGGTTCAGGATATGTTTGTGATGTTGTGGGAAATGAAAGACATTAGCAAAATCAAGTACGGCAATACTGTCAATCTATATTATTTGTATAAAACACTTAGAAGCGTTTTTTTAAACAGATATCAGAAACATGCCAGTTCACACGTTGCATTACCTGAAGTTGAATTTGAGGCTGATTTTTATTCATTAGATAAAGATGATAATTTTGAGGCAATGATTAGACTAGTGAATGAAACATTACAAAATGATGTTCATTGGTTTGATGCTCGTCTTATTGATTTGTATTTAAATGGTAAAAATAAGGATGGTAAAAACCATTCTATCAATTCACTACATAAAGAAACTAAAATCAGTACTTCATCAATCTGGACATCATTGAAAAATACTAGAGAGATTGTACGCACTAAACTTGAAAAACAAGGTTATAATTCTAAAAGTTACAAACAATGATATCAAATTACGAATGGAAACAACTAAATGATTGGTTGTCTAAGATTGATTTAAAACAATTTACTGGTGATGATCAAGGTGCTACTGCAAGTTGGCACGCTAAAGTTATGAATCACCCTTATCATAAACCTTGTTCCTGTAATCCACAACTATTTTTAGATTGGTTAGGCGATATTAAACGCTGGGTTGAGGCTAATAAAGCAACATTTGAGTCAGGTACAAACTTGGAAGTATAAAGAAAGGGCCGTAACTTCAAAACCCAAGGCATAAAGCGCAAAAAAATGGTTATAATGTTCAAAACGCAGAACAATGGCTAAAGGATTCCAACCTGGAGATGAAAATGCAGGAAGACCAAAAGGTACACAGAATAAAGAAGCAAAGCAAATTAGAGAAGCATTCGCTAAATTGTTAGAAAATAAAATGCCTGAAGTTGAAGAATGGCTAGAAGATATCAAAGAAAATGACCCTGTTAAGGCATTTGAATTAATGCTTAAGATGTCAGAATATATCTTACCTAAACTTAAAGCAGTTGAAACTACATTCAATACTGAAGAAGGTGTTTCTAGCATCAAAATAGAAGTTGTGAAAAGTGATAATGCACCGCACAACTCGTTGTAAAATGAGATATGCATTTAAACATAAAAACATCAGAGTTATTTAGTAAAACATATAACTCAAAAAAACGTTTCGTAATCCATCAAGGTGGTACACGTAGCGGAAAAACATATTCAATACTACAGGTATTAATAATTAAGGGGCTTGAGGCAACTCAGCCTCTTACTATATCAATCTGTAGACGTAGTATGCCTTCACTTAAACTCTCAGCTATGAGAGATTTCATTGGCATTTTAGATGCAATGAACTTATATAAAGAATCTGATCACAATAAAACTGAAGGTACTTATCGCTTAGGCAAATGTACATTTGATTTCTTATCAATGGATGATGCGGCTAAGAAGAGAGGATCTAAACGTGACATTTTATATTTGAATGAAGCGAATGAATTAAGTTATGAGGAACAATTCCAATTGGCTATTAGAACTGAGAAACAAGTTATTATTGACTATAACCCCTCAGATAACCAATCTTGGATTTATGATTTATTAGAGGAAAGAGTAGATGAAATAGATTTCATTAAATCAACTTATAAAGATAATCCATTCCTGCCCCAAGAAACGATTCGTGAAATTGAAAATTTGAAGTACACAGATGATGATTATTATCGCATCTATGCTTTGGGTGAGAGAGGATCAGGCAGAACGCTTATATTTCAATATCAGCAAATTAAAGGTATAGACTATCACACCACTCAATTTGTGGGGTTAGGAATGGACTTTGGTTATTCAAATGACCCAACTACAATAGTTGAAATCTGGAAAGGTGGAGTTAATGATTTATTTGTTAAAGAGTTATTGTATAAAACTAAATTAACTAATAACGACATCATTGGTGAATTAAAGAAACTAGATGTTGCACCTCATACTCTAATTGTTGCTGATTCAGCTGAACCAAAATCAATTGAGGAACTTAGACGAGCAGGTTTCAACATTAAACCAACTAAGAAAGGTAAAGATAGTATCAATGTAGGTATCGATTATATTAGAAGACATAATTTGTTAGTTACAGAAGATAGTATTAACTTGATAAAAGAATTAAACAATTATAAGTGGAGAATGGATAGAGATGGTAACATGACAAATCAACCTATTGATGCGTTCAACCATGCTATTGATGCTTTACGTTATATCGGTACATACACACAATCAAAATCAGGAACTGGGAAATATTATGTCAAATTCATCTAAAATAGTAAAACACACAATCCCAACTAGATGGGAAGAAATTAAGTTATCATTATATCTAAAGTATTATGATGTAGTTAAAGATAAAAAACCTGAAGATGAAGGTTATAATGAGTTTGTACTCAAAGAATTTGCTCACTATCTCTGTTTAATTCATAGAGATTTATTTTCAGCTTTGGAAATGAATACTATAAATGAAATTTCTGAGAATATGACTAGGATGTTTAAACAAACATCAGCAATGCCTTTAGTTCAGACATTTAAAATTGATGATGTAGAATATGGTTTCCATCCTAATTTACAAGAACTTACTTATGGTGAGTATCTTGATTTGACTTTATATGGTCAAAAATTATGGGAACAAGAAAATATATATAAATTCTTATCCATTTTATATCGCCCCATTATTCGTAAAAGTGGTAAAGAATATATCTTAGATGATTACTCAGGTACATCTCAAGTTAGAATTGATTTATTTAAATCACACATGACGTGTGATGTTGTTTGGGGCGCGATCAGTTTTTTTTTGCTTTTACAACTAGCCTTGGTGAACAGTACGAGTCTCTATTTGACGGAGCTAACTTCGGAAATAGCACAAGAGTTGAAGCAAACTTTGCAAACAAATGGGGAACATATCAAACAATCTATACATTGGCTGGAGGCAGGCTTATAGATTTTGATGCTGTTACTAAATTACCATTACACGCTTGTTTAACATTTTTAGCTTATCTACAAGATAGATCTCAGGTTGAACATATATTAATCAAACAATCTACAAATCAACTGAGTAGATAGGGATGTTTTACACGTCCTTGGTTATATCAGTATGCCAAAATCAAGATTCAACAAGGTTGCTACTATTGATTTAACTCAAGCAGCAAATAGACCTTATATACCAGGTCGTTCATCTCCCAGAAGTGGAAATAGAGCTTGTTTATGTTGGGGTACATCAACTTATGGTGCTACCTACTCACGTAAATGTTGTAATCAGGATTTACACGCTCAAGCAATAGGCTATATTGGTCCTAATCCTGCCAATTATAGTGCATTTTCTGATGGATTTTTACAATCAGCTTTTAGTTAAAAATAAAATAAAAATATGTCTCAACGTTCAGATATATCAGCTTCGATACAAGCAAATTTTCCAGATAATACTTCACAGTTTATCACTCCACAACGTATAAGAAATGAGCAATATACATTCTTAAACGATACAGTATTAAATGAGCAAACAGCATCTATTATTGCTCAAGCAGTTGCTTCGTCTTCTGCTTCACCAATTAATACAGGTAGTTTAGTTACTACTTCATCATTTAATGCGTATACTGCCAGTACAAATACATTTACTGGTTCAATACAAACTCAAGTAAATACTTTACAAGCTGCTACTTCAAGTTATGTGACAAATGCTATTACAGCATCTTCATTAATTACAGCATCTGTAAGTTTAAATACAATTACGTTTACTAAAGGTAATGGTACAACATTCCCGATTACTGTAAACACAGGTTCAGGTGGTAGTAGTTTTCCATTTAGTGGTTCAGCACAAATTACTGGTAGCTTAGGTGTTACTGGTTCTATTGAAGGTAGTAATCAGAATGGATTAAAGATTAATTTAGGTAGTGGTAATACAATTCCTAACGTTGGTGCAAATGGTAATGGTTTAGCTTTTGGTAATAGTATTACAAATAATACACAAAATAATGGATTTGCTTTTGGTGATAGTCACACAATTGCAAACCCAGGATATAATAACTTTATAGCTGGTGGTAACACTAATACTTTAAATAATAATAGAGGATTTGCTGGTGGTGGTCTTAATAATACTATCAATAATATAGATGGTGCTATCATAGGTGGTTCAAGTAATACTGTTAATCACGATGGAGCAATTATATTAGGGGGAAATGGTCAAACTACAATTGATGATCAAACTGTTCACATGAACAGAGCTAATATTGGTGATTTCAGTAGTGGAAACTATGTTTCATTTAACAATAGTGGTAGTAATGATGTTGACTTCTTTGCTACAAGTTTAACAATGAATGATAATTCTGTTATTGAAGTTTCAGGTAGTACTATTCCAGCAGTATTAAGAGTTAATGCTAGTAACTATCTTGATTTAAAAACAGGTGCTTGGATTTCTACAAATTTAGGAGGTTTTAGTACTGGTTCAGTAGGTCAAGTACTTACTCGTTCTGGTAGCAGTATAGTTTGGGCTACTCCAGTAACTGGAAGTGGTGGAACAGTAGATACAGGTAGTTTAGCTACAACAGGTTCAAATACATTTAATGGCACTAACACATTCACTGGTAGTGTTAATATACAATCAGCTTCAATTACATTCTTGACAGTAGATACAATCGTATCTTCTTCAACAATTAATAATACAGGTTCAAACCAATTAGGTGATACCTTATCAGATACACAAACATTATTTGGTACTCTTAGTTCAAGAGATGGAAACATGTTTATGTCTACTGGTTCAACAGGACAAGTATATTCTACAGGTTCAGCAGGTCAGTTTCCAAACATTATCTTCCCTAGAGTAGGTGCTGCTAGCCAATCAGGTTCAGCTACATTTACAGGTAAGAATAATATATTAATGAACCCAGGATTTAACTCTGGTTCTTATTTTAGTGCTTCGTTTGGTGGTAACTCAAATGTTATTGTAGGAAACGTATATTGGACAGCTTCAGCTCAACAACCTGTTTTAAACCAAAACTATTTTGCTGGTAATATCTTTGTAACAGGTAGTAATTCATCTGCTATTCATAATAATACTTTTACTAGTAATAATATAAATGGTGCTATTATATTAGATCTAAGTAAAGCTACTGGTTCAAATGCTGCTAGTTTAACTGCTACTAATAACGTAATCAATGGTTCACTAACAGTAAGTAGCTCAATTTCAGGTTCTACTACTTTTAATATAATTCAATTTAACAATAATAATATTGCAGGTGGTGCTCAAAGCATTAGAGCAGCGGGCGCTGGTAGAACATCAAATACACAAGTTCTTAACAACTTTATAGGTGGTTTTTTAAATACAGTATCATTAGAAGGTGCAAGTACAGCAGGAACAGGTATAGCAAACGCTTTAATATATGGTTCTAACCTTGTATATAGTGGTTCCTCAAGCGCAAATAATAGTTCATCATCTGTAATTTTAGGTCAATTTAACGAAACAGGTTCATTAGCACTTGATTCACAAATTAGATTTGCTATAGGTAATGGTGCAAATACTGGTTCAAGATCAACTCCATTTTATGTAAGTGCTTCTGGAGATATAGTAATGAGATTACCAGGACAAAATGCTAACTCAATATTCAAAGGTGATATTGTTGATATAAATGGTAGATGGAATGGTTCACCAAATACATTAGCTAATAATGCAACAGCTATTGCTTCTACTCAAGTTAATATGACTCAATCTATTGGTAGTGTTGCTATAGCAACTCAAGCCGTTGCAATAGGAGGATCATACACTGGAGCACAAGTAACTGGTTCTGCTGCTTTAGCAGATTTTAGTGGTGACTTAGGAGGTACTAACTGGGTAGCGTTAGTAGGAAACTATGATTCAACAATTAGAAACTCTTCTAGAGCTTTAGTTGCTGCTACTTCAGCTTCATTTATGTCTTCATCTGCTAACTCAGCTATTATAGCAGGACAAGATATTAGAATGAATAATGGTAATTCAACAGTTGCCTTAGGTAGAGATACAGCATACACTGCTTCAGCTGCTTATACATTATTTACTCAAAACGTTGATATATCAGGTAGCTTAACAGTTAATGGTAATAAACAATACAATTATGGTGAGTTTTGGGCTACATCTTCAAATACACCAGCTGCTGGAGTATCTCAATCAGTAATATTTGATTCAACAGGTGTATCAGCAGGGGTTGCTACTTCAGGTAGTGGTGATTTATTAAAAATAACTAATGCTGGAACTTATAATATTCAATTCTCTGTTCAAGTTAATACTTCAGCAGGCGCAGATACATTATATGTTTGGTTTAAGAAAAACGGAACTAATATAGCAGCAAGTAACTCAAAAGCAGTATTAGCAAATAACACAGCACAGTTGTTAACTGCTAACATTTTAGATACAGCCGCAGCAAATGATTACTATGAAATTGTTTATCAAACATCAGGTGGTAATGCTCAAATATTAAGTGAAGCAGCTACAGGTAATTTACCAGCTATTCCATCAGTAATTACAACTATAACACAAGTAGCATAATGGCAAAGACAGTAAATTCAAATAAATTAACATTCGGTAAGCGCAAGGGCGGTAAAGCTAGAAAAACTAGCGGCCCCAAAGATGCGCCTACTAAAATATATAGAGGACAAGGTAAAAAACATTAATATGCCAATTCCACAACGTAAACAAGGCCAATCAGAAGATACATTCATAAGTGAGTGTATTGCTGAATTAGCAGGCGAATATGATCAGCAACAAGCTGCTGCAATTTGCTATCAACAAATAAATTTAGAGGATTATGCTTTTAAAAAGGCATTAATGAAGTTTAGTCAACCAAGCTTTACTGGAAATACTTATTCAGGTGGTATGGGCATGAAACGCAAAAACCTCTCAAATAAGAAATAACGATATTGTTATATAATCACAAAATAAATTAGATATGGATTCAAAAATACTTTTGAATAAAATCTTTACTTTGTTATCAATCGATGCAAAAGAAGTTGAACTTACACGCGATGTTGTGTATGGTTCTTTGCTTCCTGACAACGATATCTTAGAAGTATCTGAATGGAAAATCGGTGTTCCTGTATTTGTTATCTCAGAAGATGGTACTAAAAAACCTCTTATTGATGGTGAATACGACATTGTAATTGAAGATACAGCTGATGGTTTATCACAAGGTGGTCCTACAAAGTATGCCTTAAAAATCGACGGCAATAAGATTGAGTCACTTCAGATTAAACAACTTAAAGAGACTAAAGCAATCACAAACAAAACACAATCAGAAAAAACCGAAACTATGGAATTAAAATCTATGGAGGAGAAAGCAATGGTTCCTGAAACCAAATCTCCTGAAAAAGAAGAAATGGCCGAACCTCTAAAAGATTTAGGCCCTGAAGAAAAGTATGCAACTAAAGCTGAAATCGAAGACATCAAGAAAGCGATTGAAGAATTAACTAAAGCATTTGCTTCATTGACTAAAGAAAAAGGTGATGAAACAGAAATGGGTAGCGAAGAGAAGATGGTAACTGTACCTGAAACTAAAGTACCTGGTAAAGAAGTTAAAATGTCTTCTGCACGTAAATTAACTGGTGCTCCTGAAGCTGCTAAACCTTCTTACAACGAATTTTATAACAACAAATCAGAATTTGAAACTACTCAGCAACGCGTATTCCGCAAGATGAGTGAGTTTTAATTAATTAACTAAAATAAATTTTTAAAAACTTATTAAAATGAATAAGAACGTATTTTTACAACAGCCTACGTTAACCAACAACACCTATGCAGGTGAATTTGCTGGTAAATACATCGCTGCTGCGCTTTTCAGCTCACCAACAATCGATAAAGAGTTGATTACTGTACTTCCTAACGTACGTTACAAAGAAGTTATTCAGAAGTTTGACTTCTCTAACTTGATTGGTAACGCTGCTTGTGATTTCGGTAATGCTACTCCTGCCTCTATGTCAATCGACGAGAGAGTATTAACAACTGAAGAATTTCAAGTTAACTTACAATTGTGTAAAAAACAATTACGTCAAACTTGGGAAGCTACTATGATGGCTCCTTCAGTATTAAATGACACTTTGCCTACTTCATTCTCTGATTTCGTAATCGGATATGTTGCTCAGCAAGTTGCTCAACAAAACGAAACTAACATCTGGCAAGGTGCTAACGCATCAGTAGGTCAGTTTGATGGTATCGTAACTCAATTATGTGCTGCTTCAGGTTCAGCTAATGGTCCATTGATCGTTTCAGCTTCTGCAGTTACTTCAGCTTCTGTAATCAACCAATTACAATCTGTAGTTAACTCTATTCCTTCTGCAGTATATGGTAAAGAAGATTTAAGCATCTATGTACCTGCTAACGTAGTTAAAGCTTATGCTTTCGCATTAGGTACTGCTAACTACCAATTTGGTGCTTATGTAGGTGGTAAGCCATTAGATTTCTTAGGCATACCTCTTCAATACTGCCCTGGTTTAGCTTCTAACACTATGGTAGCTGCTCAAAAATCTAACTTATTCTTCGGTACTGCTCTTAAGAGTGATTTCAACGAAGTAAGAGTATTAGATATGAGTGATTTAGATGGTTCTCAGAATGTACGCTTTGTAATGCGCTACTCAGCTGGTGTTCAGTTTGGTGTTGGTTCAGACATTGTACTTTACAAGAACTGCTAATTAGCATAAAATAATGGATGGTTGGTGGTTACCCTCCTAAAAACAAAACCTCATTTTTTTTAAAAAAACAAATTAAATTATTAAAATATGGCTTGCGATATTACTTTAGGTCGTAATGAACCTTGTAAAGATTCGGTTGGTGGTTTGCTCGCAGTTTATTTTCAGAACTATAACTCTAGTGCTACTGGTTCTTTAAATTCTGATGATCAAGTAACTGCCTGGTTAACTGGTTCAACTGTTTACAAGTATGCTTTAAAAGGCAACTCTACCTACACTGAAACCATCGTAACCTCAAGAGATAATGGTACTACTGCTTTTTCACAAGTATTAGTATTGAACCTTAAATCATTAGATGCTACTACAACTAAACAACTTAAATTGTTAGCTTATGGTAGACCACAAATATTCGTTCAAACAAATAATGGTCAAACATTATTAGTAGGACGTGTACACGGTGCTGATGTAACTGAAGGTACAATTACTGAAACTGGTGCTTCATTAGGTGATAAGTACGGATATAGCTTGACGTTTACTGGATTAGAGGCTTTACCTGCAAACTACGTTTCAGGTGCAACTGTATCTCTTCCATTTGGTACTATTACTAATGCTCCTACAGTTGTGACTGGCTCTAACAGCTAATTATAACTAGGGAGTTTTTATATATATCCCATTTACAGTGTTTACTAAGATTTAGGTCATCCTTTTTGGATGGCCTATTTCTTTGTCATATATTTATTTTTGCCGTATTCAGCCACGGCATATAGTATATTTTATCTAATCGGACCGCTGTTCTCTACAGTGGTCCCTTTTTTTAGACTAAATCATCAATTTGTGGTTATATCATTATGATAGTAATTCAACCAGTAACATCTTCTCAATCATTTGCTATTAGAGTAAGAGAAACATCATCAGTGTCACCTGTGTCTTACAAGATCAAATTAGTAAATGAAGACACTAATGTGACATCATCGATTATTCCTACTGCATCTTTTAATAGTGCTGATTTTCTGACTGTTACAGCATCATTCAATTTAACAAATGATGGGTTTTACTATATGCAATTATTTCAAATGTCAGGGTCGACTGAAATACAAGAACTATATTCAGGCGAAATGTTGTACTCAAGTGCTTCAGCATATACAGCATCAACTCCAGACTTTATAACATATACAGGATCAAACAACGAATATATAATTTATTAAGTTTATGAATCAATCAAATAAAAACTTTATATCAGTAGTTAACTTAACTAACTACATACAACCAAAAGTTAGTGAGCAAAGTGCTAGTGGTAAAAGAACGCCTTGGGTTGAGTATGGCATCTATAATACAGATGATTTCTTTGGTGTAATTACTGAAAAGTATGAAACATCAACTACCAATGCTGCTTGCGTAGATGCAACTTCAAATTTAATATTTGGTAAGGGTTTGAAATCAAAAGATCCAAATGTGGATACTATGATTTACAACTTATTAGCAGATAAAGATTTGAATAAAGCTATTTTTGATCTTAAACTTTATGGTAACGCAGCGTTTCAACTTATATATTCTGAAGATGGTTCTAGTATAGAAGAAATAGTACACGTACCAGTTCAAACATTACGTTCAGGAAAAGTAAATATCAGAGGTGAAATCGATTGTTATTACTACTCACCTGATTGGAGTGCTAAAAAAATAGTATACGAAGAAATACCTGCATACACTAAGAGTGAAGGTATTCCTACAACTGAAATTTACTACATTAAACCATATAAACCAGGTAAATTTTATTATGGATTACCTGATTGGTATGCTGCATTACAATATACCTCAGTTGAGAGTGAATTATCAAATTTACACATCAACAATATATTAAATGGTTTTATGCCACTTACTATGATCAATTTCAACAATGGTATTCCACCAATTGAAGAAAGAGAACAATTAGAAGCAGCATTAAAACAAAAATTTGTTGGTTCATCAAATGCAGGTAAGTTTGTAATGAACTTTAATGATAATAAAGATAGTGCTACAACAATTGATGCTTTACAAGTAGAAAACTTACACGACAAATATCAGTTTTTATCTGAAGAAGCAGCTCGTAGAATAATGGTAGCACATAGAATTACTACTCCATTGTTATTTGGTTTACGTGAGCGTGGTCAAGGATTCAGCTCAAATGCTGATGAAATGAGAGTTGGTTTTGAAATATTCCAATCAATGGTAGTTGCTCCATTCCAGCAACAAATAATTGATGCAATTGAAGATATCTTCTATTACAATGGTGTAACTGAGGCTCAATTGTATTTTGATCCATTAATGCCTTTAGGTTTCATTGCTGATATGCAAGAACAAATTGGTGATAATGCAGTAAATAGAAATATTGTTGAATCACAAGAAGGTGAACAACAAGATGAGTCAGCAAGACAAATTAGTGAATTACCTGATTTAGATGATAATGATGATAACCCAGTAGGTGATGACAACCAAGGAAGAGTAATTGATGGTTATACATCACCGAGTGATTATGGTAATAGACCATTTGCCATGACTGCAGAAACAAAATTAGAATACGAAGTAATAAAATAAATAAGAAATGTTAAACATTTTATTCATAAAGAGAGATGATGTTACTAAACGCACCCCATATGGCGGTAACATTGATCCAGATAAATTAGTACCGTTTATGAAAACTGCTCAAGACAAGTATATTCTACCTGTTTTGGGTACTGTATTGTTTCAAAAATTAGAAGCAATAATTGTTGCAGGAACAGTAAACGATGTAGCTAACGCTGCATATAAAACGTTATTAGATGACTATATAACTGATTGTCTAGTTTACTATACAGTTGTAGAATCATTACCGTTCCTTTCTTATAACATTTCTAATACGGGTGTACAACGTCACTTGAGTGAACAATCAGTATTACCAAGTAAGAATGAAATAGATTATTTAGTTGAAAAGTCACTTCAATCAGCTCAATTCTATCAAGAAAGATTATTAACATATCTTTTATCATATCCTAACTTGTATCCTGAATATTATCTATCCAATGGTAAAATAGACAACGTTTATCCTAACCAAGGTTGGTCATACACAGCTGGTATTCACGTATAATGACAAAGAAAAAAATATACAAACCAAAAAGTAAAAATGTTAGTTTGTTATCAGTGTATTTAGGAATGACTAAAAACACAGATAGAAACGTTTCTAAAAACGAAACCAACAAATCAACATTATCTAATAACAAGAAATCAAGATTCTATTAAAATGGCTACTTTAGTTCTTACAAACCCAAATACATCGATTTATCAAATGACTACTTTGCTGTATGAATTAGCAAGTAGCCATCCCAATGTCGCATCTGTATTTTTTGGAGACATTTATGAATTTGATTCTGCTAAACAGTCTATTTTTCCTTACGTTCAATTTTATATTACAAATTCAACAGTAAACGAAAAAACTACTACTCATAATGTTAGAATGATATTTGCTGATAGAAAAGTAATTATCGATAATTCTACAACAGGTGAAGTACAAAACTACTCACCTGGTTTCAATCGTGAAGATAACTTAATTGATATTTGGAATACTGGATTTGGAGTAGGTACAGACATTGTTTCTTACATTCGCAAGCGCAAAGAACTATATGATGTTAATGCAGTCACAGGTACCCCATTTGATAGAAGAATGGATAATGGATTATGTGGATATGAATTTAACTTCACATTAACTCAGTTCAATAATACTAACGCTTGTATTGTAAATGAATAATGCCTAAAGGAAACAACCCCATATCAAAACCGAATAAAGCAGAAGTAGCTAGACGTGATGTACAATTACGTCTTGCTCTCGAGCAAACAGTTAGAGAAGCTAAAGCATTAGCTCCTGTAGTTACAGGACAACTTCGTGATTCAATACAATTAATTCAATTAGAAGAAGGTTATGGAATTGCTGCTGAAGATTATTATCCATTTATAGCCTCAGGTCACGGCACTGCTGCTCCTGATCCATTTATTGAAGAAGCATTAGCTGCCAATTTAGATAAAATTGGTGAAGCTTGGGCAGAAAGCATGGTAGAAGATATAATTAAGCAACTAGATCAGTTTCAGTAACATAAAAGCCGAATTTTGGGTTATATACCAAAATGTTGAATGGCTTATACATTTACACAGACTCCGCCTTCATTATCGTTAGCGGAATCTCCAATGGTATTTACTGTACTTGATACAACTAATGTATCTAAAGATCAGTATCAATACGTACTAAAATTAAAATATTGGACAGGTTCATTTGCTCAAGAACCAGCTGCCTTTAATTATGTGCTACAAAAATATCCTAACGCATCTGCGAGAGGCATATTCGATATATCCAAGATAATTGGATCTTTATTTGTTGGTGCTGAACAGGATTATCATCAAATGTATAATTACAAAGTTTATGCTAACTACATTTATTATACAGGATCTACAAACTCATACGTAACTGGTTCAGATGTAACTTCATCTATTAATCAAGCAATTGATGGATATCAGTTATTTAATAGTTCATCTTATATAGGTGAACCTGCAAATAGTGAAACTGCATTATGGCCTATTATGTCATCAGCACCTGCAACTCAATCATCTTACATTTGTGAGTATTGTGGTGGCACAGGGAACTATGGTTTAATGTCAGTATTGAATTTCTATAATTCATCTAATGGCGTAACTTATACTGCTGTAGACTATGATGGTACTACTAGAACACAAAATGATAGTTGGACATCAACTAACGTTACAGGTTCAACTACTGGTTCAGTAACTCAAGTAGCAAGTGGTATAAATGTATTAAATTTATTATATCCTGGTTTTATTACCAGTAATACAGCCTATTATACTGTTCAAATTAAAAATGGTGGTGTAAACATTCCATCAGCATCAGTTAGATTTGACGTTGTTGATGAATGTAAGTATACTCCTGTAGTAATCAAGTTCAAAAACCAATTTGGACAATTTGATTATATAACATTCCCTAAAGCACATTATGAAGACTTTAGTGTTAGTGAAAATACATACCAACCACAACTTGGTACTTGGGAAAGTACAGCTTTAAATATAGCTAATTATTCTACTTTAAGAAAAAGATATTACGTTGATACCGAAGAGAATTTAGAAGTAAATACTACTTTTATTCCTGAATCATATAACGAGTGGATTAAACAATTACTTGTTAGTGATGAAGTTTATTGGGTACCAAACAATAATACAATAATTCCTTTGATTATCAAAACAAAGAGTATTAGATTCAAGACACACGTAAATGATAAGCTTATTAACTATACTATTGAATTTACATTAGGTAGAAGCTACAAATTAATATTATAATGTTAGTATCCCAGTATAAACTAGTTGCAAATTATATCCCATATTCTGGAAGTATCATTTTAGATACTTTTAAAGATGAGGATTTGCTTATATCAAATAACCTAACTGAGGTAACTGAGGTGGATCAAATTCCATATGCTTTATCTCGTACATTTCAATTACCAGGTACAAATAAAAATAATACGTTTTTTCAACACGCGTATGATATTTCAATTGATGAACCTTATTTATTTAGTACTAATGCTAAAGTACCTTGTTACATTGATTATGATGGTTTAGCTATATTAGAAGGTTACTTACAATTGAATAAAATTGTAATGATAGACCAAGAAATAGTTGATTATTGGGAGGTAACTATATTTGGTACATTAAATAAATTTGCTAGAGATTTAAATACAGCTTATTTAGAAGATTTATCTTCATTATCTCAATTTAATCATACCTCATCTTGGGATAATATTAAAGAATCTTGGAATTATAATTTATTCAGTGGTTCAATAGTTTACCCATTTGCTGATTATGGTCAGCGTTTATCATACACTCCAGAAGAAAATTTCTTTGGTATTGATAGTGATGAAGGTGCTATGGCAGTTCAAGATTGGAAGCCATCAATTAGAGTGAAAGAGGTATTTGATGCAATATTTGATTATGCAGGATACACTTATACATCTAACTTCTTTACCCAAAGTTGGTTAGATAATGTTTATATGGTATTAAATAAAGGACTAAAATATCCTGATTATGTAAGTGGTAGCTTGGAAACATTTGGTCAATTCAAAATAGCTGCTTTAAGTGGAAGTGGATTATCAAATGTAACAATGAGTGCTGGTACAGATCTTGTTTTACCTTGGTATAACATTCAATCTAATCCATCAGGTGCTATCGCACCTAGTTTGTATTATACAATGTCAGCATCACCAAATGCTGCAGCATCACGTTTAAGAGGTAATCTTAAATTATATTTTGAAGTTAAAAGTACAGGTGCTGGAAATGGTATTCCACAATTTAGTCTTGTATATGGTCCTAGTACAACTACATTAGTTAACATTAACAATTATTTGTTAGATGTTCAAACATATAATTCACAATCTACCAAAACAGAAAAGTTTACTTTAGAAACTGAGTTTATTACAGCACAAGTTGCTACGGGTAGTACATTTCAATTTGGATTAAGATATAGTAATTCAGGAGGTTCAAACTTCCAAGTTATACTTGATCCTGATAATGAACCTAAATCAACACTTGAAGTTACTAAAGTAATGCAAGCAGCAGATGGTAGGGTTTTTAATGTACCTTATAATATGCCAAGAGGTACAGATGGAATCAAATTAATTGATTTCATTAAAGGTATCCAACGTAAATTCAACTTAGTAATTTATCCTGATAAAACGAATCTAAATAATTTTATAATTGAAGAATTTAATGATTGGTATAAACAAGGTGAAATACTAAATATAAATGAATATGTTGATTTAAATCAGGGATTAGAAGTAATTCCTGCTAATAGTTTAGCTGTTAATAAATTATCATTTGGTGATAAACAAGATTCAGATTACATATCAGGACAATTCAAATCTAGAAACAATAGAGATTATGGTAGATCGTTTTATACAGATACAACCAATGACTTTTCATCAGGTGAATATAATGTTATTTCAACATTTGCCTCTGCTCCCATTTCTTATTTAAATGGTACTGGCTTATCAGGTTCACTTGGTACAACAACAATTAGGGTAAAAGTTGATGATGGTCTCCTTTTAACACAAAATTATTTTTGTAATGCTAATGGTTCTTTCTATAACAATGCATTATATAGAACAACAGTATCATTAAATATTGGAGGTACACCTATTACAAACACATATGGTGATTTCTATATTCCTATTAATTATGACGTTGTTTTTGGATGTGGTGGTACAAGTACTTATACTCAATATGTGTATATTCCTTATGGTTCAAATACCGCTGATTATGATTATTACTATTTAGATTATCAGAATTGTGGATTTACTTGTAATCCTAGTATTACAACAATTAATTGTATTCCAACAGGTTCAGCAATATTACCTCCAAATGTAAATATAACTATAGATCCATCATCAGTAATATCAAATTGTTAATACAATGGCGAAAAACAAAATATACATACCTTACTTTATTTCGAATGAAAGTTTTGCACCTGCCAAAGTATTTCCTAGAATATTTTTCTATAATGGTACTAAAGAGTGTGACACTATTAAAGTACAATATTATAATACAGGTAGTACACTTGTAACTACTGATACATTTACAGCATTCCCTTATTTTGATCATTATAGTGGACAGACAACGACTACAAGTTCGTTGTCATTACTATTTTTAAATGAAGAGCCTGTGTATGGTACACAAACCCCTTCACAGTCACTTTATGACAAATACTGGAGTAATTATGTAAATTTACTTTATGATCCTAGAACTAGAATTTTAAGATGTAATGCAGTATTACCTTTTGCTGTTTATAGTAAATTAGAATTAAATGATATTATTCAATTACGTTCTAACTATTATCATCTACGTGCTATAAATGACTACAATTTAAGAACAGGTGAATGTAGAATGGAATTATTAGGTCCATTATTAGAAGGTAGTTTAGATAATAAATTTACATTTGATAACACGTGCGAACAACCGCCTACATTATATGGTTCAGTATTATATAATACTTCAAGTCAAGTAGTAACATTTGGTATTACAGGTTCAAACTGTTGTAACAATCCAAACTCTGTAACAATTAAAATAGATTATACTACTGGATCTTGTCCTTCTAGTCCAATGTATTATAATACAGCTATAAGCGCTTCAATACAAAGAAATGATTGCACAGGTAGTTTAACAGGTTCATTTGTTAATTATACAGTAAGTGCCTCAACATTTAGTTCAAGCGTATCTCAACCTATTGCTCAAGCAAGTGCAAGTGCTTATTTCAACAGCACATCTCAATCATATGCTAACACATATGGTATTTGTACTTCTTCAATATTTTATAATACAGCTATAAGTGCATCCATTCAAAAGAATGATTGTACAGGTAGTACTACAGGATCATTTGTAACATATACTTTACCAGCTGGTAATTTCAGTTCTAGTGTATCACAAGGAGATGCTCAAGCAAGTGCTTCAGCATACTTCAATAGCACATCTCAATCATATGCTAATACAAACGGTACTTGTACAACATCTTCATTGTATTATAACACACAAATTAGTGCTTCAATACAGAAAAATGATTGTACAGGTAGTGCAACAGGATCGTTTGTTACATATACAATAAGCGCTTCAGTATTTAGTTCAAGTGTATCTCAACCAGATGCTCAGGCTAGTGCTTCAACATATTTTAATAGTACTTCACAATCGTATGCGAATACAAATGGTACTTGCATAACAGGCTCGAGTTACTATACCTATAGAATTTATAATGATACTTTTGGTTATAGTGATTCAGGTAGTGCTTGTACAAATCAACCAACTGATACTTACAATGATTACTATGCATCAGAAAGTACTTTAACAGCAGTAACTAGATTATACTCAGATACAAGTCTTATAACTGGTTTTGTTGGTGGTAATCAATGGTATGCTTATACTGCAGATGGAACATCAACTCCAGCCGCTGTAGCACAAATCAATAATGGAGGAATTTTATCAAATAAAGCATTGTGCCCTTAAAATTAAATTATGCCTACAGTTTATTTAACAGTACCTAACAGTTATCCTATCAACATAGATATGATTCAAGCTTTAGCAGGTTCACCTGGTGTAAATTGTGTTACTATGTCAGTAGCTAATTTATGTTATGGGGCAGGTGTTACAGGTTCTTATACATTTGTATTTAGTGGTAGTGTAAGTGGTAGTTATGGTAATACAGCAATAAGTGCATCAACACAAAAGAATAATTGTCCTACTTGTCAAACAGGTAGTTTTTATACTACAATAGTACCAGCAGATGCTTTTACTTCAACTGCATCTCAAGCAAACGCAAATGCCCAAGCATTAGCTTATTTAACTAGTGTTAGTCAATCAAATGCCAATTCTTTTGGTAGTTGTTCAATTAATACTTTCTATAATATACAAATAAGTGGTTCAATTACTAAAAATGATTGTCCTACTTGTCAAACAGGTTCATCTGTACTTTATACAATACCTGCTTCATCATCAATGTTTACAAATACTTGTTCATTAAGTGAAGCAAATACAAGTGCATCTATTTATTTTGCAGCTACTTCTCAGTCGTATGCAAATACAAATGGTACTTGTTCAATAAATTATTATTACAATACACAAATCAGTGCATCAGTACAAAGAAATGATTGTGCTGTTTGTTATACTGGTTCATTTAGTTTAGTAACAGTACCTGCTTCTCAATCAGTAAGTACTTGTTCATTAAGTGAAGCTCAAACAAGCGCTCAAAACTATTTCAATAGTGTATCTCAAAGTTGGGCTAATGCAAGTGGTAGTTGTGATACAGGATCTACATTCTGTTTCACACTTAGATCTACATTCCAAACAGATGTTCAAGATACAAGTAACTTCCCAGTTACAATGTCTTATTTATATACTTCATCAGCAGCATCTGGTTCAGCAAATGCTCCTGCAGAAAATGATCCTAAATGGGCTATAGCAGGTTATATTAGTTCAAGTCAAAATTCTGGTAGTGTAAATTACGATTTAAATGGAATTACAGCAACTTCAGGATCATATGTTTGGGTTAAGCCTAGAGATAAAAATAATGAAAAAATAATGTTTGTAGGTATTAATGAAGGTAACGGTACAGCATTTATGTTTGGACCTACTCAAATTACTTCATTTGGTCAAACTGTAACAATACCACTAGAATCTAAACCTAAATTATATAATAACTTTACCCAAAGTTTAGGACTTGCAAATGATATTGTTACACAACCTATACTTACAGGTGATTTATTAATTAGTGGTACACTTAAACCAATTACAGCTTCATTCCTATATACAAGTTCAACTGATTTTCCAGATGCAAATGATGCTAAATTTAGAGTACATTCTTATTTCACTGTTCCTAGTGGATTAGATGGTTTAGAACCTGTTTACATAACTGGTTCATTGATAAATTCAGATGTTGCTTCATATGTTTCACAATCAAATTACTATTATTTCAAATTTGTTGATTTAAATGGTAATCCAATTCAATATACAAGTGGACAAGCTTGGACTACAAATTTTGCTTCCATTGCTGTAAGTTCTTGTGGTAATATAGTTAAAGTAGCATATACAATGACACCATTTAGTGCAAGTGATGCTACGTTTGCTAATTTTAGAGTAGATAAAGTTGGATTATATTACAACACAGCTATAAGTGCTACTGTACAGAAAAATGATTGTTCTGCAGGACCTGAATATGGTACTTTTGTAAATGTATCTATACCAGCCTCTCAATCATATAGTTCTTGTTCACAAGCAGATGCTCAATCACAAGCACAAATATATTTTAATAGTGTTTCTCAAAGTTTAGCAAATACAAGTGGTAGTTGTTTCACAACTCAATCAGTAAGATTCTATTTTGATCAATATATGGATGTTACTGATACAGGTAGTTTATACCCATTAACAGCTTCTATTTATAGAAATACTACTACGGCATCAATGCCTTTAGAAAATGATTCTAAGTGGACTCCATTTACTTATATTTCAAATTCACTTTACCATTCATCTTACATAAATCAACCTCAAGCAAATACATTTATTTTTGTAAGTGGTGGTTATTCAGGATCTAACTTATATAAAATTAGAGGTGCAGGTGGACAAAAAATTGATATTGATTCAGGAACTAGAGTAACTTGGAATGGTACATCATCAGTTTATATGTACTATGAATTTCCAAAAGTTGAAACACTTATTATACCAGGCACAGCTTCAGTTCATCCAACAATTGGATCATCTAAACAGTTATTTGGAAATAAAAGTCAATCACTTTCAACTGATATAAACAATTATATTGGATTCTCAATAACAAACTTAGGTATACAAACAGGTTCGATAACTGCTTCTGCTATATATTCTACATCTTCAGTATATCCTTCATTTAGTGAAACAGGATGGAATACTATTGGATTTATAAGTTCATCTACATCACCACTACCTGGATTATTTGTTTCAGGAATATATCTAGCAGGATTAGTAACACCTCCAACATATCAAAATCCAAATGGTAGTTTGTGGGCAACTGGATCAGGATACTTATATTTCAGATTCCAATCAGGTAGTACACAAGTAATTCCAAAAACATCATCTTATATAGATAATGCTTCATTCTCTCAATTGACAGGAACAGCATCAGTAAGTGGTGGTATTGTAAGAGCCGAATATACTGTATTTAGTTCTTCAATGGAAAACTCATCTAGATTAAACTTAAGATAAAATTATGATACAACACCCAAATATAAACATTGACCTTGTGTGGAAGCTACTAAATGCAGCACCACACATTGCGCAACACGAGGTTATAGACATGGCTAAGGGAAAATACGAATTAGCTATTGACAAAAAGACAGCGGTTAAAAAATTTAAACGTAGTTTTAAAACATTGACAACAACACTATGGCCAAAGAAATACAAATAAAATTAAACGTAGATGACTCGCAGTTGCAGAATGCAGCTGGTTCAGCAGACAATCTACGTAAACAATTACGTGAGGCAAGTATTGACTTAGAAAATACCGTTGCTAAATTTGGATTAACTTCTGCTGAAGCAGCTAAAGCCGCTCAAAAAGTAGGTGAATTAAGAGATACATTAGGTGATGCTAGAGCGTTAGCTGCTGCCTTTGATGCTGATAAGAAATTTGCTGCGGTAGGACAAGCATTAACAGGTGTGTTAGGTGGTTTTACTGCTGTACAAGGTGCATTAGCTGCCTTTGGTGTTGAATCTGAGGATGTACAAAAATCATTACTTAAAATACAAGGTTTACTTGCATTTACTCAGGGTATAAACCAATTATTAGCAGCACAAGATGCGTTTAAAAACTTAGGTGTTGTAATTCAAACTACATCTGGTATCCAAAAATTATTTGCTACCACTACAGTAGCAACATCAACGGCTTTAAATGCGGTTGGTGTAAGTGCAACAACAGCATCAGTAGGTGTAAGAGCATTTTCAAGCGCCCTTATTGCAACTGGTATTGGTGCCTTAGTTGTTGGTTTAGGTCTAGCAGTTAGCGCATTAATTGATTTTATTGACAATACAGCAGAAGCAACTGCTGCAAATGCTGCATTTACTAAATCATTAGAATTAGTAGATGTAGGATTAAATGGTGAATTAAGAGCACTTAAACGTAATGGTGCTGAAAGAATAGCACAAGCAAAAGCAATAGGTGCTTCAGGAGCTGAACTTAATAGAATCACAAATGAAAATATTACTGGAGAAATTGAGTCATTAAAACGCGCTCAAAAAGAACGTACTCAAATTTATAATAAAGCATTAACAGATAGAAACTTAAATGCTAAGGATTTTTCTAAGATATCTGATGATTATACTAAAGGTGAGATTGAAACTACTGCTCGTATTAAAGATTTACAATCTCAGCAACGCATAAACAACTATGCAGTACAAGAAGGTATTAGAAAAGATAATGAGGCAGCAGGTGCAAAGCGTGCTTCTCAACGTAAACAAGATCGTGAAAAAGCACAACGTGAAGCAGAACAATTTGCTGAAAAACAAAAGCAAACAGCTGCCGATGTAGAAAAAATGATTTTAGAGGCACAACGTACTGCTACTAAAGCATTACTTGATGACGAAGCACAACGTCGCTTAGAAATTCAATTTCAACGTGATGATGATTTAGCTAAATTAAAAGCTAATCTTGATGCTAAATTAATTACTCAAGAACAATACTTGAAAGCAGTTAATGCTGTTAATGCACGTTATACTGCTCAAGATCAGGCTATTACTAATGATGCTAAAGAAAAAGCAGATGAAAAAGCAGAAGATGATAGAAAGAAAGCTTTAGATAAAGCAATTGAGGATGCAGATGCATTATTAAATGTAAAAATAACAACTATTGATAATGAGTTTGCTGCTAAACAACGTAAGTTAGAAGAACAAAGAGCAGCAGAAACAATTACCGATGCAGAATATAACACTCAGAAAACAGCATTAGATTTTGAAGCAGCTACACAACGTGAAGCAGCACTTACTAGTGTAGTTGAATCGAGTGGACAATACAAAGCAGAAATACAAAAGAATTTTGCTGATCAATCAAATGAATTAGCACAAGCAACTGCTGATACTCAAACAGCAATCACTGTAAATGCTTCTGAACAACAAGTAGCGATTGAAAAATCAAAACAAGAGGCATTAAGACAATTACAAGATTTGACTATTGGTAATATTGCCGCATTAGGTAATTTATTAGGTCAATTTGGTGAAGAAAGTAAAGGTTTAGCTATTGCAGCAATTGTAATTGAACAAGGTACTAACATTGCTAAAATTGTAATTGATACACAACGTGAGATTGCAGGTTACTTTGCTTCATATTCAGCAATTCCTTTTGCAGGTCCTGGTATCGCTGCTGGTTTAGCTACTGCAGCTAAAATTAGAGCAGGATTAGGTATTGCTACTGCTGTAGCTGCTGCTGCATCAGGTATTAGTAAAATTAAATCTGCAAATAAAAAATCATCTGGTGGTGGTGGAGGTGGTGCAAGTCTAGGTGGTGGAGGTACAAGTATAGCTAAACCATCAGTACCAAGTATAGCTCAAGCGGCTGCTCCAACAGTTGGTTTATCAGCTGCTAATCCAAATTTAGCAATACAACAATCAATTGCAGGTGCACAACAACGTCCTGTTCAAGCATATGTTGTATCAACTCAAGTTACTTCACAACAAGCACTTGATAGACGTAGAAGAGGTAATGGCGTACAAAATTCATCAGATGCTCCAGTTCAAACAGCTTTATCAACTGGCGGTTAAAACCATATTATTATGAAATTATACGAACTAAAAATAAACGAAGATGAACTTGAAGAAGGTTCAGAGCAAGGTATATATGCTATCAGTTTGGTGGAAAATCCAGCTATCGAAGAAGACTTCATCTACTTGTCTAAAGAAGGCGCAGAAGAGAAGGTATTACTTCAAGAAGCGAATGATGAGCAACAAACCCTCATCGGTGCAGTACTCGTTCCAAATAAGAAAATCATCCGTCGTGATCCGCAAACAGGTGAAGAATACTACATCTACTTTGAAGCCGATACAATAAAAAGAGCTCAAGAATTATATTTCAAAAATAAAAATAATGATAAATTTACTGTTGACCATAAACGTCCAGTAAATGATATCTATGTTTTTGAAAGTTGGATTGTTGATGACCCTAACTTTGATAAATCAAGAGCATATGGTTTAGATTTACCTATTGGTTCTTGGGTTGTTATGGCAAAGGTAGATAACAAGAAAATCTGGGAAGAAGTAAAAAGTGGTGCTTATAAAGGATTTAGTATTGAAGGTTTACTTAAACATAACCTCAAATTAGCTAAAATAGAATCACAAGCTGATATATTAGTTGATCTAATTAATCAGACATTACTTGCTCAAATGAATGAAATTGAAGAGGAAGAGGCAATGGATATGTTGCAATCCATTACAGGCATAATTAAAAAAGATAAACGATTAAAAAAAGGAGCACGTGTTGAACTTGAAAGTTATACAGATTATCCTGAAGCTGCTAAGAAAGCTGCCGCTTCAGCGATTAAGAAAAATGAGGAAAGAACTGCGTCACAAAAATGTGGTACAGCAGTTGGCAAAATTAGAGCACAACAAATAGCTCAAGGTAAACCATTATCATATGAAACAATTAAGCGTGTAAATGCTTATTTATCTCGTGCAATCACATTTATTGATAAATCAGATCCTGATTATTTAAATAGCTGTGCTTACATTAGTGTTGGATTATGGGGTGGTGAAGCAATGTTACCATATGCTCAAAAGATAATTCGTCAAAAGGAAAAAAAAACTGAATTAGCTAAAATAGGTTCAACTTATGAAGCTAAACCAGTAGCACCTTACTATCCTAACGAAAACAGAGTATCATTTGATTTTGATGATGTGTTAGACACACCTGAAGGACAAATGCGTGCTAAAAGATATGTAGATGCTGGATATAATGTTTATATCATTACTCGCAGACAAAAAAATATGTCTGATGAAGTATATAAAATAGCTGATAAATTAGAAATACCACGTAACAACATTTATTTTACAGGTGGCGCATTAAAGTATGACACTGTAA